CCGTTAAATAATTATTAAACGGAGCATAAAATCTTGTTGGTGGGTGTTCTTCTGAAACAAAATCTAAAAATAAAGTAGAACCAAAATGAGCTTCTCCATGTGCATGGGGACGATGCCCTTCATTTTTTTGATAACATTGCCACCACATATTAAACTCAACATCTTCAAATTTTGATTCTATATCTGATAAAAAATTATCTATAGGCTGTTTTATTATTTTTAAAATTTCTTTTGGTGCTGGTTGACCTGTAGGTCTATCAGGATTAGATTGCGGCATTACTTTTATTGCTTCAACTAATCTTGGCTTAACATTACTCCAATCTTCTATATGATAATGGAATAAAGGAATATAAAACATATATTCAATCATTGAAATTCTTTATCATATCTAAAAAGTTTTCTGCATCTAAAACTACTAAAGGTCTTTGTTTATTCTTTTTAATAACCACAATAGGTTCATAGATACCTTTATTTGATTCTGCTTGTTCCCAAGCTGACCAAATATTCAATCGCTCTTGATTTTTACACTCTACTGAATATGGAAATTTAGTACGAGCTGCCTTTGACATAATGAGGTCTTCCCCACCAGCGCCCATACTTCGTGATTCTAAATCTTCTGGATCAATGTCAAGCTTCTCAATAAGAAGCTTCATAAACTGTTGTTGTAATCGTCTACCCTTCGCTTTGCGACTCGCTGTATTCATAATCTATCCCTAAACTACTATTTATACGAGCTAGGTCAAGTGATTCTGAGCAATATGGACACCAGTTAGCTTCAATTTCTAAATCTGTTGTGAGGCTAAATTCAGCCCCACAACTTACACATTCAAAAAACTGCCTTAAATCTTCCATTACGGAGTACTCACAAGGTCAACCAATTCACAAACGCCGCCAGTACAACTTAACTCTTGTGAACCCGTGGTCATATCCTTTTCTTCATACTCCTTCAAACGACTCCAATCTGTATTTTTAGGCATCTTCTTTAGTAATGCTTCATATTCAAAACGGGAACAATCTTGATATGGTGCTTGTCTATAACTATGGTCTGACATAGGTAAGAAACTTACACCAGACATCTGGTCAAAGTTATTATATGTCCAGGCACCAACATCCATCCATTCTTCTTCTTTTACTGAAATTGTAACACTTGGCTTATGTTCACACCAATTGTCTTGATAAATTTTCCATAACTCTAATTGTTGTATGGCATTCATATCTTTTCTATATATGCCTCTTGATGGACCTTTAATCGGAAAGGAAAATATCCAAGTGTGCTCTGGTTTAGTAACATCATCTTCACAAGGAAATCCTGCATCAAACATCATTTTAGCTAATGGATCTTTTTTGTCTGCTCTAATAGTTCTAATATAATATGGGTTATGCCGAGCATGAATACCGCTCGCACTATCAACTAATTGGGAGACTGTACCAGAAGGCTTAACACAAGTAATAGCTGCTGATACAGGTATACCCAAATGTTTAGCCCAAATCTTATTTGTTTCTATAGCAGTAGCTTTAAGACTTTGTAGTATCTCTGCAGTATTTTTACTTTTACCATTTGTAAGTACATTGTCCATTATACCCGTCATTGATACACCCAACAATCTTTCTTCCTTACAATTTTCTTCCCACTTTCTATTCAAATATCGAAAATTTACCAAAGTAGATTGTAATGTTCCTAATATGGTTGCCCATTTAACTTTTTCTTTTAATGTTTCTTCTGTATCATTTTCTCTAACTACAACTTCCGTTAAGTTGCAAAATTCTCTATCTCGTAAAATAATTTCCGAACATGGGTTAGTTCCGAACTCATAACTGGAATCTCTACGACCATTCTTCTCTGCCTGCATTACTGCTGCATGACGATTAAATATACCCCTCTCACCTGATTTAGATTCATACAATGATTTCCATTCTTCCATGAAAATACCCATATCAGGCTTCTCTGTATAACAAGCTGAATTATTCGCCAAGGCACGTTGTACATTAGACTCCCACCAACGTCCTGCCTTAGCGTGTCTCATCCTATCATCTGATAGATTAGATAAACTTATAAGAGCTGAACGTCTGACTCCACCAACTACAACAATTTCTGCAATCTTACAACAAATATCATGCGCCTCTAATGACGTTAATTTACGACCCGCTGCATCTTGAAATACATTTGTGCAGAAACGAAACAAATCATCAAGGGGTTCTGGACCTGAAGCACGACCACCAAAAGTTTTTAGTGGGGCACCAGCAGACCTTACTCTTGATAGATTCCATTTAGGTATTTGTCCAGCAACTAATAGATGTATTAATTCTCTAAAGGCTTTGGCCCAACCTAGTTTAGAATCTGATACCATAATAACTGTATCTGTATCATAAAATTCTTCATTAACGATTGGAAGATTCTGTACATACTGGCGTTCTACACTGAATCCTACACCTGTGCCATTCATCAGCACATAAAGAAGTTCATCAAACGCACGGAGACTATCAACTGCAATATAACTACAATTATATCCAGCAACATTTTCTCGACGTAATGCTTCACCCGCTGTCATAAGACAACGCATAGAAGGCATAACTTTTAATTCTAATATTGCTTGTTTTAATGGGTCTACAAATTTAGGAGTAAGTTTAAAATCACACTGCTCTAATATATGTTCCTTAAAAAATTCAAAATATCTATCTACTGTTTCTTCCCATGTTTCTCGTCTATTTTCATCATATCTATATCTAGCATATCTGGATAGATGTATATACTCCTGATAAGGTGTAGGTAACCCCATTGTTATCTCCTTAAACTTGTTTATTATTATGTCGCCAGACTGCAAGCTTTAATTGAGCTTCCAATCCAGAGAATGTGTTATTGTCTATTATTGTTTTAATGTCCTTAACATCTGCAAGGACCATGTCATTGATATCTTTTTGTTTGATAGTGTCCGGCCAAATCACTAGTTCATAATTTTGATGAATAAGTCTTTCCATTAGTTTCGTTATCTCTATTGACCTTGGTTCATTGTCCAATACTATCGTTACTTCACCTGGCGGCAACTGTCTGAAATCTGTACCGGCTGCTGCCAAACAATTATCTAAAAAAAGAGAATCTATAGGACCCTCTACCACATAAAAGCGTCTACTAAAATCAACCCGTTCCAAGCCAAAGATTTTTGGCTTGTCATCAAACTTTAAAGTTAAATATTTGGGGATTTCTTTACCAAAGGCCCGGCCTTGTGCCGCAAACACTTCACCGGTCTCATCCCGAAACGGTATAACCAATCTTGGGTGTTCTTGTTGACTCTGTATATTCGACCACTGTACAAACTTTGGACAAAGATATAAGTCATCGAAAAACTCCTCTGGTATTTTTCTAGATTCTACAAACTGTCGAGCAGGATGTTCGACGCTTAATTTATTTATAGAAATTAATTCCTCAAGATGAGGATCTTTTTTCTTAAACTTTGGAGCTTCAAATTCAAATTTTTCTTCAGGATCTTTGCCTTTATATTTCTCTATAACATACTCTTTATAAAGGTCTGCTGATACAAATTTTATAAAATTAGTAAGATTAGTACCTACATCACAATTATGGCATCTATAAAAATAATCATTCTTTTTACGATACAAAAATCCCCTTGCCTTATTTTGAAATTTTTTAGAGTCTCCACAATAAGGACATCTGAAATTATATAAGTCATCTCGCACACGCTTAAATTTCTCCAAAAGAGGAGAAACCATCATAATATAATTTCTATCAATGTGTATCACTATTCCAGGATAACACAGAAATAATTATTTGTCAACTAATTTATAATTTCAACTTGACACAACCAGATAGGTTCATTCTTTTCTTCATCCCAACCAGCATACTCAGCATCTACCGCACCAGGTCCACAAGTTTTTTCTAGCCATTCGTCTACTGTACAACTATCTGCACACGCCATACATGATGGTATCAATGCCATACAACAATATACAGGTTCTGGTTCGACAGGCTCTGGTTCTGGATATATAATATCTTCACACTGTTCACCTTCGATAGTCATACCTAAAATGCCAACACAAGGTCTACCCAAATCATCTTCACCTCTTTGACAACCTGTAAGTAATACCAATGCAGCTGCAATTGTAAATCCCAATAAGAAATAAAAAAGTTGCATATGTGGTGGAGTTCT